CAAAACGTAACTAAGCGTATTATTCCTGCTGCAGCAACTATTGCAACTCCTCAAATTACTGGTCCATCTTCAACAATAAGCGGGGATAGAATAATTAAACCTGCTGAAGGTCTTACAGATGAACAGCTTGCACAAGGTGTTATTTCTGGGAGATTTGGATCTGGTAAAGAAAGACAAGAAGTGCTTGGCGATAGATATAAGCCAGTTCAAAGAATAGTAAACAGACAATTACGCACGGTACGCCCGGTACGTCCAGTGCGTCCTGTTCAACAGCCAGAAGTATCTAGAGCAATGTATGATCCAGACAATACAATGGGAACGCCAAATGATTGGAGTGCTGGATGGAGAAGTGTTGCTGGAAGACAACCTTCAATGACAGAAGCAGATCGAATTGCAATTGAGAATTCTAAAGTTAGTCCGTTCGCTAGAGCAACAATGAAGGCAGCTGTGGCTGAAAATCCAGCTGTAATGACTGCATCTGGATGAAAAACCGATAAAAATGGAAATTCTTATCAAGCAATACCTACTGCAGAAGATCAAGAACTTGCTAAAAATTTAGCAATAATTGGTGCCGCAGGTTCAGTTGGTTCTGTTTTAAATGCAGCTGCAACAATTCCTGGTGGAGGTTTTTCTTTTAATGTTGTACCTGAATATACGAGAGCAGCAAATGGTGCTGTTAGGGCAACACAAACTGGTCAATGAGTATCTGGAGCATCGCAAGGAGCACAATCAGCTCCATATATTGCTGATTTAGCTGGAATATTTGGATTCCAAAACGGAGGTGTGGTTGGAAAATATGAACCTAAAGAACGAATTCCTATTGGAAAAAATTCTAAAAAGGCAATTAAATTAGCTCAAAGAACTCCATATATTTTTCCACCATACGGAAAAGCACAACATAGACACGTTGGAATTGCTACAGATGTTAATGGAGGACAGTATGTGTACGAGGGTTCGGTTATTGATGGAGATTCCGCTTCTACTCTTGTAGAAGTACCGCATCCAGGAGATACGATTGTAACTCAAGAAATTGCAGCAGAACCAAGGTTCATTACTAGAAGATATGCTCCTGGTTCCAGTCAATATAACACTGTAATGAAAAGAATAAGACCTCTTTTTGATCATATTCCAGAAGAGCAAAAGATGCCAAACTTAAAATGTGGCGGTAAAGCTAAAAAGAAAAAATAATTAATATGCAAATCTTTATATTTGATAATGTAACTAACACACTTCAAATAGACGATTACTCCATATTATTAATTAAAGAATTTGCAGATTTATGAGAACCAGAAAGAAATAAATGTAAAGAAGATAAAACAGGAACTAAAAGACTTTTAGCATATAAAGAATTTACGTATATTTATTTGGTTCTCGATTTTAAATCTCCATATTTTAAGTCACCTATAAAGGATAGACAAGAAGCAGCTTTAATAGATTCCGGATTGAAAGAAAAAGATTTAGAAAATCCGGAATTTATTGCTGCATATAAGAAATATGAGGAATTGCAAGATTCCGATCCAATTCTAACATCTATTAAAGTCGCATATAGAACTCTATATAAATTCCAAGTTTATTTGGATAATATTGATTTTACAGAAACAGATGTAGATGGTAAGCCTATTCATAAGGCTAAAGACATTTTAGACTCTATAAAACAAATCAGTGTGATGAGAACAACGCTCCAAGAACTTGAACAAATCCATAAAACCGATTTGGCAGCAGAATCAAAGATTCGAGGCGATGTAGAACAGGGTCTATTCGATTAATTGAGGAATAATATGGCAAAATATATCGTTGATCCGAAAGTGTTAAATAAGGAGAAACCAAAGAAGACGAAAAATAAAGTTGAAACTCCTTTAGAAAAAAGAAATAAGAAACCAAAGTTTTCAGATAAATATGAGGAGGATTTAATAAGACAATTATTTGAGGAAAAGAAAAATAAAATTGAAGCAATGGATGCTTCTTCTGTTCAAGAACAACAAGATGATATTTGAGTTCACCACAAACGAAAAAATGCAGAATGAGACGTTCCAATTACTGAAAATATAAAATACTTTGACCCAGAATTGTCTTATGAACTTACTGGATATCGGCCAATTACAATGGAACAAGGATTAGATTTTGATCCAACACCATTTAGAGAAATGGCAATAACATTTCAAAATACTGGCAAATATACAGAATTTCCAAATGGCTCTGTTCCTAATAGAAAGTTTTGGAATAGAGAAATGGATAGGATTAAAAATGGACTTACTATTGGAAAATATAGGATCACTGGCGATCATTATTACTTTCTAAATTATTACCGCATGCAAACTGTTCTAGAAGATGCAACTGCTGGTACTGGCCGTGAATATAATTTTCCAGCATTCCTATCTAAGCAATACGAATGGTTTCATTATGTAGAAATGGCAGAAAAGCTTGCATTAAATGTCGGAGCTCTTAAAAGCCGTGGTGTTGGATGGTCTGAGATGACAGCCGCAATGGCTGTAAGACCGTATACTTCAAATCCTAACTATAGAGTTGTTTTAACAGCATTTGATGATGGTAAATTACAACCGTTAAGAGATAAATGCTGATATCAATTAAACTGATTAAATGCTTTCGCTTACGGCTTTAGACATATCAGACAAGTTGTAGATAACGCTACAACAAAACGAGCTTCTAAACGAACAAAAGAAGGTGCAGAAATAGGATGAATGGCAGAAATACATTCTATTATTGCAGACAAGCCAGGAAAAATTCGTGGTGATCGTACAGACCGTTTAGTTTATGAAGAAGCTGGTTCTAATCCAGTTTTATCAAAATCTTGAATTCAAGGCGACGCACTTGTTGAATTAGGTGGTAAACACTTCGGAACAAAGATTTTTCTTGGAACCGGAGGCGATGATATGGCATTAGAAGGATTATCAACAATGTTTAAAAATCCTGCTGGAGCCAAAGTTTTAGCTTATAAAAATTATGATACCACTGACGGCAAGCCAGAATTATCTGCATTTTTCTTACCAGCACATAAATTTGCATTAGTAAGTACATATCTTGATGAAAGAGGTGTAACAAATTGAGTAGAATTTAAAAAGTACTATGAGGAATATAGAAAAACTCTCCATGGTCAAGATTACTTAGACGAATGTGCAGAACACTGTTTTACTCCAGAAGAAGCATTATCCAAAACTGGAGAAAACATGTTTGATGCAGAATTAATAGCAGCAAGAATGGCTCAAATAATGATTAAGAAGGATTGAATTGAGCCAAAGAGAATGATGCTACTATGGGATAAAACTACGCAAAAACAATGATCCAAAATAAATGCTTTTGAATCTCCACACGGAAACGTTTTAGTTGTAGAGCCACCAGTTGTTGATGAAACAGGGGTTCCTTATAAAAATTTATATGTTGCCGGAATAGACTCAATTGATCAAGGTAAAGATGATTCTGCTACAGATAACGATGTTTCCGATTTCTGTATTGTTATCAAAAAGAGAGTTCGCGGAATGGACGATCCCAAATATGTTGCAATATATAAGGATAGACCAAGAGATATTCGTCAAGCATATGAAACTGCACATAAACTATTAGTGTGGTACAATTGCAATGCTATGCTTGAATATACAAAAATCTCAATTCAGAAATTCTTGCAAGAAAGAAAAGCTGATGATAGATTAATGAAACGCCCAGAATTTGCAGTATCAACCAAAACAAAAAAACTTGTTACTAAGAAACTGATTGGTTTACCTGGAACAGAGGCTGTCATTAAACATGGATTAGAATTAATCAGTAACTTTCTTAATGACTATTGATTTACAATAGACTTTCCGGAGATTCTTCAACAACTTTTAAAATACACTTATGCTAATAAACGCAAATTCGACATTGTTGCTGCATTACAAATGGCAGAGATAGGTGATGAAGAATTATTCGGAATAACTCCTACAAAGGTTGAAAATGTAGCAGCAATTTGGGAAGACTTTGGTTATTATAGAGACGAGAACGGCCATATACAACATGGTGCTATTCCAAATAAAAGTAAATATGAAACGCGATGACGGAAATAGAAGAAGATATTAGAAAGATTATCAATGAAGCAACGGAACGAGAGTATATTACAAAACTTCAGGTCAGACACGATGGAGACATTTGAACATTGTATCTTTATTTAAATAGAGAGCTTGTTCCGCTAGTAATGAGCATTCAAGGCGATGAGGAAAAGTTTAAATCTTTTGTTGCTTGTGAAATGAAAAAACGCAGGCTTCATGAAGTTAAATACTGACGAACAGAAAGGACGCTCCCTGCACTTGAATGTAACGAGAACGGTGAATTTGAACTAGGATGGTAAAGGAAAAAGAAATTGAAAAAATTAATTCGCGTATTAGCGATTTAGTTTATGATAAAATTGCTCTTAAAAAGG